ACTCTTACCCGCCAGGTGGCGGAGTTGAAAGACTTGAAGCAGTTAAGGGAGTTGGAGCCAGGCGATGAAAATACTCTGTCTCATTAAAAATTTTTTCAAGTGGGGGGCCCACGAAATTGAAAGCATATGTCCGAATTGCGGATATCTTTGTAATGACAACTCTGTTTTTTGTAATCCGCCTTTGAAGGATCATGATGAATCCTGATACTCAAATAGTTCAGAACGAAAGCGTTAACTTCGTTCTGGAAACATTGGATGTAAGGGAACGCCGTTATGTATTACAAGCCACAATCGGGCGAATGTCCAAGAGCGAAGCCGCTAATGACGCAGGGTTTGCGAACCCGCCCAAAGGTCTTGCCGTCACGAATGCCATTAACGTGTTACAGCATGAGATGGCGAAAGAGCTTAATATCGACTTCAATCACGTTACGCGGGGATTGCAGGACGCCATTGAAATTGCGCGTTCCAAGGGCGATGCAATGCCGATGATCTCCGGTTACAAGGAGCAGGGGAAGTTAGCCGGCCTTTATGTCGAGAAGAAGCAGATCGATGTAAATATTCGCCATATTTCCGAAGAGGATTTATCGACTCTGAGCGAAGATGAACTTAATGAACTGATTGATCAGGCCGAAGCGATAGAGCTTGGACCGACTGAATACGAACGGCTGCCTGAACCTGTATCAAAATAATGGTTGAAATTGAATTAGGTCCTGGGCAATTTTTAGGGAAAGAAGGTGGTCATGATCATGACCACCCGATAAATATTGACGATTTAGCTTCTCCAGAATACCTTGTTGATCCAGATGGCCCACCGATAGAAGAACAACTCAAAGCAAAATTCAGAGGTGAACTCGCACGGCGCGAACGCTGCCGGCGAGATCTGATCGTATTTTGTGAACGTTTTGCACCGATGGTTTGCGGCGAGCCTTATATAGCAGGTTGGGTTCATCGGGATATTGCACGGCGCTTAATGGAGTTCATGCGCCAGGTCGAGCGGAAGGAAAGACCGCGTTTAATGCTCTTGATGCCACCGCGACACGGTAAGAGTTTACTGACTTCGATTCTTTTTTACGCATGGGTATTCGGTCACCATCCTGAATGGCGTTTATTCAACGTTGGCTATAACGAGGATCTACCGGTCGAATTTTCCAAGTCGATTCGGGACATTCTCTCTTCTCGCGCTTACCAGCTTATTTTTCCTAAGACTCGTATCGCTCATGGTGATCGCAGCGCCAGTGATTGGGCAACTAGCGGGCGCGGCGGAATGCGTGCTGCAGGTATGGCAGGCGGTATCACCGGCCATGGCGCCCACATTATGGGTGTTGATGATCCGTTAAAAGGTAAGGAAGAGAGTGCAAGTCAGGGTGCAAGGGACAAATTATTTGATGGTTACACCGCGAATGTTCGAACTCGACTTCAGCCTGGCGGCGGTGTCCTGTTAATTCAGACTTGGTGGAATGATGACGACCTCGCTGGCCGCTTACAAAAATTGAATGAACTTGAAGATGAAATGACCAAGTATCGGGATAAGTTTGTTGTCGTTAACTACCCCGCTGTGACTGAAGCAGATGAGTATGAGTATTACGATAATCAAACCACGAAAATTATTCGTATCCGGATGGACCAGCAGGACGAACTCGAAGAACCCTGGACGGAAGAAGAACTCGATGCTCTGGATTACACTCTGGTTCGGGGACCTGATGAAGCTTTACATGAAGAACGGTATTCATTCCGTGAACTCATGGCAATTAAAGCGGATATGACTTCTGATATTTGGGCCGCTTTGTACCAAGGGAACCCCGTTCCTGACAGCGGTATTTTCTTCAAACGCGAGTTCACCCGCCTGGTTCCTCAATTACCGGATCCAAATGGTGGGCAGGTTTGTACCGGATGGGATTTTGCGATTGGTGAAAAGAAGCGTAATAACTACACTTGCGGTACTTCTATTCAGCAAGTCCCTTCAAGTGTCATGTATGTACGCGGGGTACGGAAATTCAAAGGCCGGTCAAACGCAATTGTAAAAGCGATGGTAGCGGAAGCGGAATATTACCTAAATTTACCCGATCCCCCTTACTACACAATCGCTGTCGAAGATGGTCAGATCTGGCAAACTTTGAAGGATTCCGTCCTGGCTGCGTTTAAACTCGCACATATCCCGTATTCAATACTTAGAGAGTGCGTACCGGTAACTGATAAAGAAGCCCGCGCGACTTCTACTCAGGATAAGTGGGAGTTGATGGAATTGAGATTGCCTGAACATGCCCGTTGGGTGATGGGATACGTAAAAGAATTTATGAATTTCCCTAACGCGAAAGACTTAGATCAGGTAGACTCCACGGTATGGGCGGTTAAAACACTTTTAGCTTTGGGTCCCCCGCGCCAATTAATTGAAACTCCGACTCAGGAACGTGACAAATACGCCGATGATAACTATAAGGGGTGGGAAGATAAATTGAAGTCTGGACAATACGGCAAACGTCACTCCCATATGAGCGCATAATTTCAAGGATAGACGATGGGACAAGAAACGACTCCTTTTGATGATCCGGTTCGCGATAATTGGTACCGCTACCAATACATGCGAGATTCCCTCCACCAAGATTTTGTAGACAAAGCACGTAGATGCGAAGAATACGTTGCCGGGTTGCAATGGGATCCTGCTGATTTGCAGACTCTTAAACAGTCAGGTCGCCCCGCCATGACGATCAACAAAATTCTCCCTGCTGTGGATCATTTAACCGGCGAGCAACTTTTCAACCGGGCCGATATTGCTTTTCGCCCCGCACGCGGCGGTGCGAATGCAGAAGTAGCGGATGCTCTGACCAAGACTCATATGAACATTGCTCAATCGAACCGGCTTTCCTGGGTTCGAACAGACGTTTTTGCTGATGGATTAGTTACGGGGAGAGGATTTTTTGACGTTCGGATCGATATTGACTCGAATTTCATGGGTGACATACGAGTTAAAAAAGCCCCTTCTGAAATGGTAATGCTTGATCCCGATGCTCAGGAATATGATCCTGCATCATGGTCTGATGTGGGGCGTTCATACTGGACCGGTTTGAACGATATGAAGATGCTCTATGGACCGGAGATAGCGAAAGAACTTGAACAAGTCCCCTCCGGATATTCCCCCTACACGTTTACCGATGATGATTTTGTTCGCGACGGAACTTTCTCCGCCCCTACAGGAAATAATCGAACGCTCACACAAGCCTACTTACCCTATGGGGTGCAGAAATTTTTCCGGGTTTTCGAACGTCAGCATTTTGTAGTAACTAATGGACGAGTTTTTGTTGATATGACCCACGGTGAAATTGTCCCTGTTCCTGAAACATGGGACCACAATCGCCTTAGTGATTTTCTTCAAAATAATCGTGATGTCCATGTTATGCAAAAACAGATTAAGAAAATCCGATGGACGGCTACAGCCGGCCCCGTTACTGTACATGATGCATGGTCGCCTTATCGATACTTCACAATCGTTCCTTTCTTTCCACATTATCGTAATGGCCGAACTCATGGAGTCGTTGAACATCTATTGAGCCCTCAAGATATTTTCAACAAATCTCGTAGTCAGGAACTCCATGTAGTTAATACCACGGCGAACAGCGGATATATCGTTCAAGATAACAACTTGGTTAATATGACTGAGCGACAATTGGAAAACGTAGGCGCACAAACCGGACTCGTAATCGTCGTAAAAGATGTTTCCCAGATTGATAAGATCAAACCGAACCAAGTCCCTACTGGATTGGATCGGGTCAGTTTTAAAGCTGAAGATGATTTGAAGAATATTGCTCAAATCTCTGACTCTGAAACTGGATTCACACGAGAAGATGTTTCAGGCCGGGCAATTCGTGCAAATCAAGCGGCTGGCAGCACCAGTTTCGCTCCTTTATTTGATAACCTGGCTCGTACAGATAATTTGCTGGCTCATCGAATTTTAAACCTTATTCAAACTTTCTATACCGAACCAAGATTAATTCATGTCATTGGTACTAAGCCTGGACAACAAGATCAAAGTATAGTTGTTAATGAAGTTACAACTGAAGGTAAAATTCTTAATGATCTTTCCCTTGGTGAATATGAAGTTATCGTTACCAGTGAACCGGATCGTGATTCTTTCGAAGAGTCACAATTCGACCACGCAGTAGAAATGCGAAAAGACTTAGGAATTGAAATTCCTGATGAGTTCATTATTCGAGTCTCCAAACTCCGGGATAAGGAGGAACTTTTACAAGCCATGAATCCTGCTGATCCGGAACAGGAAGAATTCGATAAACAGTTAGCAAATCAAACCGCTGTAGCTGAACTTGAGAAACTTCGAGCCGAAGGTGCAGACAAGAAGGCTGATGCTCTGCTAAAATCTGTACGAGCCGCTAGTGAAAAAATTAATATTGATCAAGGTCAATCCGGAGGACTTTCTCCCGAATTGGCTGGTGAAGCTAAAATTAAAGCTTTTGCTACGAACCAAGAACATCAAAATGAACGTGATATGGAAAACTTAAAATTCATGAATCAACTATCTTTGATGCATGAACAACATGTTTTGGATAAGCAATTGGAACAAAATAAACCTAAAACTTCCCCCGCAACGTAGGAGATTTAGATCATGGGTGATAAAAAAGACGAAAAAGTAGATCGTGGTGATAACCTTACCGAAGAACAAATAGCTGCTGCCGCAGCTGAAAAGGAAAATGAGCAATCTGCTGAAGATATAGATAATGCTATTGCCGCTTTATCTGATAAAAGCAAAGACAATAAGGACGATAAAAAAGTCGATGCTAAAGACGACAAAGACGATAAGAGCGATAAAAAGGATAAAGGCAATAAGGGCGATAAGGGCGATAAAGATGATGAACCTACCATTCCTAAAACTCGTTTTGACGAGGCGGTAGGAAATGAGCGAAGCCGGGCCGATAAAGCTGAACAAGATAGAGATCGGCTTCAGGCTCAAATTGATGCAAATAAAAAACCGGATTCTATTGATGATGGTCCAACTCTTGACGATCAAATTAATACAGCCGCAGCTAATGTACTTAAAAGTCGTACTGAATGGCAGGCGGCTATCATCGATAATGATGCCGCAAAAGCTTCGCGCCTTTTAGAAGCTATGACGGCTGCTGAAGAAAATCTCAGTAAGTTACGTTTGCATCAAGCTTCACAAGCTACCCGACAGCAAGCCACGGAAGATATTTCTTTTGATTCTTTACTGACTGAACTTGAAAGTACTTACCCTCAGATCAACCAAACTAACGATCTTTATGATGGAAATATAGATCGTAAGATTTCACGTTTGATGAATGGATTAATTAAAGGGGGAGTACCTCGGGTTGAAGCTTTACAAGAAGCCGCCGATATTTATTTGATTCCTTTAAAATCGACTTCTGACGATGATAAAGACGATCCGGACCTCAAAAAAGAAACTGAAGATAAATTACGAAATAAATCTAAAGAGACTTTAAAAAAAGCCGTATCAGACCAAGCCCCGGAAGGTGAAGGTAAACTCGAAACTAAAGGGCCAACAATAAAACCAACAAAGTTGACTTTGAAACAGTTTTCTAATATTCCAAGAGAACATCTTGCTGATATGCGGGGAGATACACTATGAAACCCGAAATCAAGTCTTTAACTGCTGCAATAATGAAAGATCGGCTTGACGAACTTTGTTTTGATACTCTTACAGGCCCCGGGGATGGCCCCGTTACACGAAAACAATTTCTTTCCGTCATGGCTAATATGGATGGAAGCCAGGTTCCTTCCCTAAAAGAATGGCAAAAAATTCATCAATTGGCTACTACGCTCGTATATGCAGCTGTTGTTGGTTTACTTGAAAATAAAGATATCGTCGACCCTCTGGTATCTACTTCAATTTGTGATATGCTATCTGACAAATCCGCAAGCCGCAGCGACAGCCGGCAGTGCTCGTCACACTAAAAACTGAGCGTTTCTCGCAATGCCCAAGCGAAAGGAGGCAAAACACATTGTTTTTCTGATCATTGGGAGATAGTTAATGCTTACAAATTTTAACGATCTAACGGATGAGCAAAAAACAGTTTGGGCGCTAGATACTTGGCGAATGGCCCGTAATAATTCGTTTGTTAGTCGCTTTATGGGGACTAGCGATAACTCAATGATTCATGTAATCGACGAGTTAACCGAAGACGAACGGGGTTCTCGCGCAGTCATTACACTCGTTGCTGATGCAGTTGGCGACGGCGTAGCAGGTGATCGTACCCTGGAAGGCAATGAGGAAAACATCAAAGCCTACGATGAAGTAATCAATATCGACCAACTGAGAAACGCTCACCGGCACAAAGGCCGTATGTCTGAACAAAGTTCAGTTGTTCGGTTCCGCAAAGAAGCTCGAAGCAACCTGGCTTATTGGATGGGAGATCGGCTTGATCAACTCGCATTCCTTACCCTTGGTGGTTTCAGCTACACTCTTCACAACGATGGCCGAACTCGTGTCGGTTCTGAACTTAATTTCCTCAATTATGCTGGCAATGTTGTAGCGCCTACTTCAAAGCGTGCTTTGCAGTGGAATGGTACAGCTATCAGTGAAGGCGGTACTACTGGCGCCGTTGCAGCTGGCAGTCAGCCAAGTTGGGAATTATTTGTCAAAACCAAGGCATTCATGAAAAACAACTATATTCGCGGTGTCCGTACTGAGGGCAACGAGGAATATTACTATGTTTTCATGACACCGGATGCAATTGCTGAATTGAAACTGGATGCAACGTATATGAGTAATGTACGTGAAGCGCGCGAGCGTTCCAGTAAGAATCCGCTATTCACTGGTGCAGTAGCCGTTGTTGATGGACTGATAATCCATGAATTCCGCCATGTTCCAAATTCCGCTGGCGCTACCTCCGGGGTAGATCAGTGGGGTGCGGCAAATGATATCGAGGGCAGCGTTATTCTTTTCTGTGGCGCCCAAGCTCTTGGTTTCGCGGATATCAGCGGACCCACATGGGATGAAGAAGGATTCGATTACCAGAATCAGCAAGGTATCGCTGTTGGTAAAATCTTTGGATTCCTCAAACCTCAATTCGAGTCCATATATGCAAATGACACCAAGCAAGACTTTGGTGTTGTCAGTGTGTATGTCTCGCATGAATAAGGAGAGATATTATGGTTGATAGAGTAACAGGTGCTCTCCAAAATCTGCAAGTAGCTACAGCGGTGATTACTCCCGGTACAGCTAAAGGAGATTGGTCAGTAGTTCGAAAGCTGCTAACCATTCCGAGCGATGCCATGTTGGTATGGGGTTATCTCCAAGTCATCACGGCGTTTGATGATAGCAGCACGTTGACCATCGATATTGGTGAAGACATTGATCCCGATCAATTTACCGCTTCTCCAATCGATCTGAAAACGGTTGCTAACACCGCATTGACCGATGCGGCTTTTGTCAACTTTGGTGTGAACGGTGAGGTCACTGCGACTTTCGCCGCGGCCGGTGGAGATTCAGCTGTTGGTAAAGCTGTAATCTACATAGCCTACGTTCGCCCGGATAAGGCAGACGGTGTTGGTTAATAACTCACCCCCAACGAACCGGGGAGAAAATTCTCCTCGGTTCACTTTCAGGAGATCCTAAATGAATGCCCTAATGATGGTCTGTGACCGCACTTGTTTTCTTCGTACAACTTTTGGCTCTTTGAAATTTATCAAAGGTCAAGAACGTTTAGTTGCCCCCAATATGATTGCAGCCGCTATTGCGATTGGAGTTAAAGCAGTAGATGAGGATGCCAAAATTTTTGAAGAGCCTGAACCAGAAGTACCTCTTGATTCAGGTTCTCGAAGTACCGCAGTTGCCAAGGCAATTGAAGCTATTTACGAACGTAATGATCCGGATGATTTCACTACGGGTTCGTCCCCGAAAGTCACTGCCGTAGTAAAACTTTCCGGACTCCCCAAAGTTTCGGCTTTCGAAATCAAAGCATATATTGATGCTCGTAACATCAAACTCGAAGCTGAAGCCGTTGAAAATCGAAAGAAAAAAGCAGCTGATAAAGCAGCCCGGGCTGCTGGTGTAGAGGATCCACCTGACGATGACGAACACGGCGGTTAATGAGCTAATAGAGGATCTTCGGATTGAATTAGGAGATTCTATTAAGCCGTTTTTCTGGACGGAGCCTGATCTACTTCGTTACATCAACAGTGGGCATATTGAAGTTACCCGGGATGTTCCTATTCGGGACTCAAAGACTCCGGAAATTACTCAAATCGCTTACAGAGCTGCCGATTCTGAAATTGAATATCATCCTAAAATTCTTCGCGTTCTGACTATTGTTCGCGAAGATTCCACCACAGCCAAAAATCTACATAGAGTTGTTATGAAAACCCAGGAAAACGCGCTTTCTTTGTTTTCCGTACGCCGGTCTGATTATGGTGTTAATGTCGATGCAACTCGGGAATTAAATCGAGCTTCTGATCTGTTCGATGTTTATGTAGATTACGATGAAAATTTCCTTCGATTTTCCTCACCGGCTGAAACAGCAGGAACTTTGCTCCTGCAGGTTGATCGCCTGGCAGATAAGAAAATTACCGATTGTGATCAGATATTAGAAACTCGTCCGGAACATGATACCGCTATTGTTGCATGGGCAGCATATCGGGCCTGGCTAAAACAGGACGCAGAAACTTTCGATGAGAAAGCTTCCGAACGGCAACTCGCTCTTTTTAACGGCTATATGGGCCGTGGCAAAATTACACAGAAACGCCGTAATTCTCAGCCCGGAATTGTGAAGTACGGTGGTATATGATCAATGGAGTCAATTTGATGCGAATTCATGGGATCAGCGGGGGCATTATGTTCCTGGGGACTCGATCAGATTGGCTCCTCCATTTAAGGTATTTTGATGCTCGAACCTAAAATACATGACATTGAAATAAAACAAGGCGCTCAATATCAGGATGCTTTTCACTGGTATGGCGGCGGGAAAGTTTGCGCTTCTATTGAAAATGTTATTGTAGGGTGTCCTACACAAATTACAATTACCGGACATACGTTACCTTCTGTTTCAAAAACCCCCATTCGAATTCGCAATGTTCGTGGCGCTCGTGATCTGAATACCGGTGAGCAAGATTGCGATATGGTAGAAGCTACTTGGATCGATGCCAATACTTTCTCGGTTGATATCGATACTGGCAATCAAACTTACAAAGCTGGCAGCGGTTCTATTGAGTGGTTTAAACCTAAAGTCGTTACTGGTTATACCGCTCGAATGCAAATCCGGGAAAAACTTACCGATACCGTAGCTTTGGTAAGTTTGGTTTCTCCCGCTGATATTGTCATAAATGTTGCTGATGCCAAAATTACATTTACTATTGATACAACCGCTACGACTGCGTTAGACTTTATACAGGGCGTTTATGATCTTGAACTGGTTGATCCCTCTGGTGCAGCAACTCGTCTTTTGCAAGGAAAGGTAACCCTCAATAAAGAGGTAACTCGTTAACAGGAGATTTACAAATGGCTAGTGCAACAGAAATTGCAAATGCAACTGCAGCAGCAATGATTGATGGACCAATTAATACCGCGCTTAATGGTGGCGCCGGGGATGCCGTAATCGCAATTTATACCGGCGCTGCGCCGGCAAACTGCGAAGCAGCCCCCACCGGTACTTTATTGGGCGTATGTAAAATGAATGCGACTCCTTTTGGAGCCGCAGCTGATCAGGCCCCAGGCTCTCGAATTACAGCGAATGCTATCTCAAACGATGTAAGTGCGGATACAACTGGCGTAGCCGGTTATTTCCGGGCAACGATCTCTGCCGATGGTGTTACGCCAAATGCCGCGGCTGTTATTCAAGGATCGGCCGGCGAAGCCGCCGATTCAACTGATTTGACTTTGGATGATAAAAATATCGTGGTTGGCGGTACGATCTCTGTTACCGCGTATACCATTAATCAGCCTGAATCCTAATCGGTAGATCCTGTTACGTTTTTATGCGGCTCCGCATTGGGTGGAGCCGCTCTTGCAAATGGAGTAATCATGATTATTGTCCCCCGCAAATTCATTTTCGTTGGCTCACTTCGTACAGGTAGCCATTTTATCTACAATACTTTGATGGAACATTTCCCAGGATCCATTCGAACAACTCAACATCATGAATTAATTCCTGATATTTTTACTTCTAAAACCGCACATCAATTGCCGCTTTATACCATAGTCCGAAATCCGCTTTATGTTATTCATTCCTTGTGGAAAACTTTCCATAAAAAGCATCCGCAGTTTGAATACCAGAAAACTTTTGCAGAATTCTTAGAATTTAAGAAACCTTTTGAAAATGGAAAAGCTCCTTATGATCCGACTGAAATGTTTCCGCCAGGGCATTTAGTTATGTACAAACATGTAGCGGATATGTTTTTTCCTTTCGAGCCAAACTTCTCAACTTTTTTCAATTTTATCGGATTAAATAATATTATTGAGACTAAACCGAAAGAAGTTGATGTAGCTGAAATCAATGAATCTGATCAAAAAAGAACTCGGGAATACTTTGCTCAGGATTATAAAATTTACGAAAACCAATTATTTCATGCAGATCAAATAAATTAAGAGTATTTATGGTGATAAATAATTCTATTTTACAGTTTAAAAATATATGTAAAATACTCTTTATTTTTTTATTTGGGTGTAGTTTTTATCCCGATCCATTTAATTCTATTAATTGTCTTGCTTATGGTGTTCAACAAAATGAGCGTCTTGGTTCTATGCGTGAAGAAATTGCAGTGCCAGAAAATGAACTACAAGCAATTTGCGGTACACCTATGGGAACTAAGCGAATCTTTGTTACATGTAGCAAAGAAAATAATGATGGGACATTCACTGTTTATTATCGTTTTGATGATCGTGCCGCACGTAATCACGGTATAGCTCATATTATGTGTGGGCGACAACATACGGGCAAGTATTTATATGATCTTCTTAATGACCATCCTGCTCCTTATAGGTCTTCTATATGACAGTAACAATTAACAATTTTTGGGGCGCTGAAACAGGCGGTATGGAGGAATCGAGTTCCTCCAACGGGGCAATAGCAAGTTCTTTTGCAGGACGTTCTGGAGGCTACGGGTATCTTTTGACTGTAAATTCGGAGTGGTTTGAATTAAATCCTTTTGAAATAGTTCTTGATGCCGGTTCAAAGTGTATCTTGGGATTTTATGTCTATTTCCAAAATAATTTTGATGGTGTTAGCCGTGAGCTATGCAAATTATGGGATGGAACTAATCAAGATTTCGCTATAAATGTGACTTCGGCAGGTAAATTGGAATTAGAAGATTCTGCCGGTACCAGTAGAATTACGGGCACAACTATTTTAAGTGTTGATACTTGGTATTTGGTAGAAGTTTGTGTAGACAGGGTTAATTCAGGCAATGCGGAATTTTTCATTACGCCCGTAGGAGAAAGTGCAGTTTCACAAGGCACTACCTCAGCTAACGATTTCAATGCTATAACTGGAACGCCGGTTATACGCTTTACAGGACACTCCAGTGTATTAAATTATACTTACATTGAGGACATTTATTTTGAGTCCGGAGTCAATTCTGCTTCTGATCGTTTAGGGGGTTGTGAAGTCTATGGTTATCGTTCTTCAAAGAATTCATCAACTCCAGATGATGGGGGCAGTAATCTAAATATAGGTACATGGTTACTTCTTCAATCTATTCCTTTTGCCGGATCAGTACAGGCTGAGTACACAAATACAGGTGCAGGGGCAATTGATACAGATGATGGGTCTTTAGGTGGGCCTTCTGGAGATGCAAATGTAGCTGGACATATCGCGGCTATAAAAGGTATTTGGGAGATGGAACGCGCCGGTGGTGGTGGTACTGAGCATTATGGCTTATTAGGTAACAATGTTGGGGGGACTCGCCATACCATCGATATAGAACCTACTACGAGTGCTGTGGTATATAAACACATTATAGATAGAAGTCCTTTTAATTTAAATAATCAAAGTTTCACTGGAAAACAGAATACTTTAGGAGGAAATGGTAGGGCTAGATTTTCACGAGATGGAACAAAATATTGGGGCACTGTAAGTACTACAGGGGTGATTAGCCAATACTCTCTTTCTACTGCATGGGATATAGATACAGCAGTGCTTGATGGAACTTGGACACCTACAGAATCTTCTGAAAATTTAGGAGGCTTAGATTTTAATGAAGATGGGTCTAAGGTTTATGTTAGCTTTCAAAATCCAGATGCAACTGTTTACCAATATAGTTGTTCTACCAATTATGATGTAGTTGCTTCTACGCCGAGTTACGATACTAAATCTTTTGCAGAAACACATACTGCTTGGGGTTGGGATCATAGATTAATGGATGGGGGCACTAAATTATTTTGGTTAGATGCCCAGAATAATAGAGTTACTCGATATACGTTATCTACACCAGATGATATATCTACAGCTTCTTTTGATCACCAATCAATAACAGTAAAGGGAGGCCCTAGAGATGTAGACGTAGAGGCTACGGGCACTTATATGTTTACCGATAGTGAGGATAGTCCTGCTGCTCTTGTGCTCTATAGGACAGAAACAGCATGGGATTTTTCTGTAGCAGTAGAGCACAGCAGAATAATGAAAACGTATGGAGATTGGTCAGGCTACTTTGGACGTAATGGACAACAGATGTTTTTAAGGACTACTTCAAATGTACGAGAATTTAACGCAGGACTCCTTATCCCAAAACCTAATGAGTACTGTCGTATAGGTATGGAGACAGTTGGGGCACAAGATTGGGAGGGTTATGGTATGTTAGCTACGATACTTCATGTCCCCGGTGTGTCGCTACCACCACGGACACCCGGACAGAACTTTCAGCATATGATAGTGAGGTAAAAGATTATGGGAAGAATGTATACATCAAGGTTTGACGGGGTGGCTGTTACGGCAGTACAAGATTTATTTATGCTGCTCACACCGGCTACTGATATTGTAAAAATCCATGAAATTCGAATCAGTCAGCTCACGGAGATTCAAGATGCAGAAGAAGCTATGTTGCTACTTAGAATCCGAACAGGGCAGACAGCTAATGGTAGCGGAGGTTCTGCGCCTGCTATGGTGCCTGATCTTATTGGTGATTCTGCTTGTGGGTGTACGGTAAGAGCTAATGATACAACGCAGGCTTCAGGCGGGACCATTGTTACTAAATGGAGTGATTATTGGAACGTGCGTGTTCCATATGTGCAGATTTGGACCCCAGAAACTAGACCAACAGTAGTTCCTAGCAGCCGCTGGACTTTTGAATTAGCGACTACTGATACGCTTACAATGGCGGGTGTTTTAGTATTTGAAGAAATAGGATAAGTTAAATGGGTGTGTTTCGCCCATATTGGAGGCAACCGCCACAGCCTAGTCCCTTAGCGACGTTATCGGGACCTGCTGGAGCTAGTTTTAGTGCTTCAATAGCGCAAACATTACCAACTTTAACCCAAATACTTACTGGTACTTTTGCTCCAGGCATTTCAACTGGAACAATCGCTCAAACTTTACCCGTTCCTACTCAGGCTTTAACGGGTACGTTCCTTAAGACTTACTCTGGAACAGTCGCTCAAACTTTACCTGTTCTTACCCAAATTTTAACCGGTACGTTTGCTCCGGGAGTTTCAACTGGAACAGTCGCTCAGATTTTACCCGTTCCTACTCAGGCTTTAACGGGTACGTTTGCTCCAGGCACTTCAACCGGAACAGTCGCTCAAACTTTACCTGTTCTTACCCAAACTTTAACGGGTACATTTGCGCCAGGTATTTCAACTGGAACAGTTGCTCAGACTTTACCTTTTTTAACCCAAACTGTTACTGCTACACATCTTAAAACTTACTCTGGATCGATTGCTCAAACATTACCAATTGTAATCCAAATAGCAACCGGTACTTTTGCACCCGGTATTTCTTCTGGAACAATTGCACAATTACTTCCTGCAGTAATGCAAAGTGCATCGGGTATACATTCACCACCTATTTTTGCTGGAACAATCGCTCAAACTTTACCTGTTCTTACCCAAATTTTAACCGGTACGTTTGCTCCAGGCATTTCAACTGGAACAATCGCTCAAACTTTACCCGTTCCTACTCAGGCTTTAACGGGTACGTTCCTTAAGACTTACTCTGGAACAGTCGCTCAAACTTTACCTGTTCTTACCCAAA